ATCTCATCAGCTCGGCGCTTGTCAACTGCGGAATCGACCTGCGGATTAACTACTGTATCGGCATGATTGTTACGATTTGGTTTATCATCAATGAGTTGATTTCAATTTTAGAAAACCTCTCTGAAATTGGTATTCCATTGCCGAAATTTTTGGTATCAATCGTCAAGAGATTAAAGACAACAGTCGAAGTAAAAACAGACGAAAGCGAGGAATAATTATGTCAGCAAAAAGAATTTATCTCAGTCCGTCAAATCAGAATAGGAACACCTATGCAACGGGCGGTACAAACGAAATGGCTCAGTGCGACAAAATTGCCGCCGCAACAGCCAAAGCTCTCAAGCGTTGCGGTTTTGAGGTTATGGTCGCAAAGTCGGGAACGCTTATGCAGACACGCTGTCCCGAATCGGACAAGTTCGGTGCAGACATTCATATGCCGATTCACACCAACGCTTTTAACGGCAAATACACAGGCGGTACAAGAGTTTTCTGTCTGAACTCAAACGGCAGAAAGGCTGCCGAATCGGTGAAAAACGCCCTCGGAGCAATCTCGCCCGGCAAGGATGATTCGGTCAGCTACAAAACCGACCTTTACGAAATCAATGTGCCGAGGGCATTGACCGTGTATGTTGAGTGTGAATTTCACGACACCGTGACAGGCTCGGATTGGATACGCAAGAATACTGTGGCAATCGGAGAGGCAATCTGCAAGGGTATGTGTAACTACTTCGGCTATAAGTACAAGTCGGCAAGCTCATCAGGCACAACAAAGCCTGCACAGACTGCAAAGCCGAGCACACCAAAAGCGTTTAAGCCGTACATTGTCAGGATTACCGCAAATGACGGTGTGAACATCCGCAAAGGTGCAGGCACGAACTATCCCGTGTGTGGCTCAATCGCCAAGGGCGGAGCATACACGATTGTTGCCGAAAAAACAGGCACAGGCGCAAAACTGTGGGGTAAACTCAAAAGCGGTGCAGGCTGGATTGCCCTCGACTACACAGCGAAAATTAAATAATTACTTGCCGCACCGTTGCAAATTTTATGTGGCGGTGCGGATGCCATAAATAAAGAAATGGGGTGACGAAAATAGTAAATTTATATCAAGGCGATTGTCTTGAAGTGCTGAAAACTTTGCCCGATAACAGCGTTGACCTGTTACTGACAGATCCGCCTTATGTGTTAAACACAAAGGGCGGCGGAACTGTAAACAAGATAATGAAATTAAGTGAATCTTTAGCGGATGTCGAGAAAGCAAAAATAATTAATGGGTATGATATTGAACTTTTCGGACAAGAATTTTTGCGAGTTATGAAAGAAATCAATGCTTATTTTTGGTGCAATAAAGCACAAATATATGATTATTTAAAATTTTATGTCGGGCAACTTAAATGCAAATTTGATATTATTTGTTGGCACAAAACGAATGCTTTACCGACCTATTCAAATAAATATTTAAGCGATACTGAATATTTACTTTATTTCAGAAAAGGAAAAGGTAAGTGCTTTCCCCACAGTTACGAGGATGCAAAAACATATTATTTAAGCGTTTCAAACCTAAAGGACAAAAAAATGTGGAAACATCCAACCATTAAACCTCTTTACATTACTGAAAAAATAATCCGAAACAGTTCAAAAGAAAATTACACTGTTTTAGATCCGTTTATGGGAAGCGGAACAACAGGCGTTGCCTGCATAAATACAAACCGCAATTTTATCGGCGTTGAGCTTGACGAAAAGTATTACAAAATTGCTGAAGAAAGAATAAGTTCAGCAATTAAACAAACTGCATAAAGAAATAAAAAAACACATAATTGCAAAAATATCCCCCTCATCCGCCGTAAAAAGTGGGTGAGGGGAGTTTGTTATTTGTAAATTTAATGATTTTGCATAATATCGCATTTTTTGAAAGCCTGAAAGTACCGATTATATCTGACTTTTCCTGCCTTGCATTTGCCTAACATTTTACCTGTTTTTTTCTGTATTTCGGTGTATTTTAGCGTTAAAAAGATATAAAAAATAACCGCACCAAAAAGCTAAAAACTGGCTTTCTAATGCGGTTTTTCCTATGGTCGAGGTGACAGGACTTGAACCTGCGGCATCTTGGTCCCAAACCAAGCACTCTACCAAACTGAGCTACACCTCGAAATGTTGTTTAATAACAACAGCTTGATTATTATATACCATATTTTCAGATTTGTCAACATAATTTTCGTTTTTTATTAAAAATTAATTCAAATATTTTGAAAATCACCATAAAACAGACCGAAAATGTGGTACAAAACAGCCGTCCCTACATAAGAAACGGCTGTTGGTGCGGGTAACTTGCAAGGGGGATAGGAATGGGAAAAATGTGGGATTTTGTTAGCTATATGTAAGCTACGGAACATAATTATGAACAATTCAGGATAATATAAGACTATATTTTGTTGATTGCATTCACCAATTCTTTGGGGTTAATGTGGGTGTAAACCTTTTCGGTCAAGTCCATTTTCGACTTGTGACCGACTATTTTTTTGATGATTGTGTGGTTCACATTTGCCGATACAAGCATTGAAATGCAGGTATGTCTTGTTTCGTGTATGGTGTGGTCTAAACCTAAATCGTTTTGCAGAGGTGTCCAGTAGTTGCGTTTAAAGTTATCGTATTTCAGCGGCTTGCCATTGGTATTATTCAGAACATATCCACATTGAGAATCGCTGATGAATTTCTGCCAAAACGGCAGTACTTTGTCTGCTATAGGCACGGTTCGTACACCTGAATCGGTCTTTGAACTTTCAACAAAGAAAGTTTGTTCGTCAAGGTTTACATTTGAAATTTTCAGATTGAGAAGTTCAGATACACGCACTCCCGAATAAATCAGCATAAGCACTATTTTTACCGAATCAAGATTTGAATATTCCCACAAAAGATTTATTTCGCTTTCCGAAAACTCCCTGCGTGCTCGTTTTGTTTCATCTGACTTGGCATTGATTTTCAATTTTTCTGCAAGATTGTTATGGAGCATATCGTGAAATATGCAGTATTCGTAGATTTTGTTCAACAGAATTTTAATTCGCCTAACCGATTGATAACCGTTGTTGCAGTTGTCGAGAACCCGTTGCATATCAATGATTTTTATATCGGACATCTTGCGATTGTATAACATTGAGCATTGTTTGTATGCCGCATTATACTGTCTTTTGGTGTTCGGATTTGTGTCTTCGGTGATGAACTCCTTGTACCAAAGTTCATGAATTTCTGAAAAAGTGCGTCTTGCCGAATCAACATCAAACGGGTTTTGATTGTAATCAGCAAGAGCGTTCAGAGCTTTCGGCTTGTTGGGAAAGTAGCCTATAACTCTGCGTTCCTGATTGCGTGTTTCTTTGTTGTATCCTATTGTCACGCAGGCAACCCACGGATTGCGCCTGTTTCCGCTCAGCTTATAAACAGAGCCGTAGCCGTTAGGCAGTTTCATTTTATACACTCCTTTTGCTTAAAAAAGGGTGCAAAAATCCCTTGTGCTTTAAATTACTTGAAAAACACAAGGGAATGTGATACAATTATTTTGCATTAAACTGCATCATCTGCACCCTGTGTAGGTGATTCCGCTCTGTTCGAGGACCAGTCGAGCAGGGCGGATTTTTTATATAAATGGTGTCATAAGATTTTTGTTGTTTTGTATGCCACCATAAACCTTACATATTGTGTATTTAGTAGCTGATTCATCAAATCCTATATTCGTATCGTAAGGAATAGTTATTTTTAAATCAGCAGTAATATAATCTCCGCTTTGTATTGCAAATTCACCTTTGTGTATTTGCTCCAAAAAATCTGTATCTTCAATTTTTGCTTCTATAGTCTTACTATTGTATATGAAAGACCAAGCCCCTTTACCAATCAAAGCGGCTTTTTTTATAAGTAGATCAGCTTTAGTTGTAATATTTTTTTACAATCTCTTCCTGAGCTGTGGGGAGTGGTTTTCTTATTTCCTCAATATCTGCACTATTGAAATGTTCAGAGGAGTCTTTGGTATTAAAAGAAAAACCACCTTTGCTGTTATGCTCACTAACATTTTGCGCCAAATTAACAACTAAATTATCTATATGAACATTGTTTACTACAGCACCACTTGATTTTGTTACATTTATGCTATGGTCATCTTCGGAAGTAATAATAATTCTTCCGTCAGATGTTTCCTTTACTGATTTTGGTTTTTTACCTTTTAATAATTTTTTTACATCTAAAAAACCTTTTACAGTTGCTATTGCAGTGGACGCAAATCCAATTAAATCATTTCCTTGCGAAATTATATTTTCTGTTATTTCACAAATTGTTGAAAAATCAATTTCAAAACTACCATTTTTAAAAGCTGTTACATTCATCCGTAAATAAGAATCCGGATTTTCGTATATAGCAGCCATTTTGGTAAGTTCTGCAATATTGCTTATGATTTTAGAAAGAAGTATTGCATCAATTGAACTATTTCCATCTAAATGGAAAGAAAAAACATCTTCACTTTTCACTAATTTCACACCCATTTTTATCACCTCTGTTTACATTATAGAACATATGTTTTAATTTGTAAATAGGGTTTTATTATATATCATAAATAATATTTGAAAAACATTGACAATAATTTGAATATTATATATAATATTTATGGAGAGTGATAACTTTCCAGCTACTTTTTTGACCGCTCATAGTGCCAGCTGTGGGCGGTCTTTCTTTATTATCACATTAATAAATTATCTCTGTAAAATTCCATTGCTTCAACCATAAATTTATTTGTGACATTAAAATATTCGGCAAGTTCCCACGGTTCTGTTATGCCGTTGTGAACCGCTTCTTTCAGCTCATCCAAAGGGATGAGCTTTTTTATTGTGTGTTTCTTTACTTTTTGTTCCATTTTCCCTTTTACGGTTAATGGAGTTGTGAATAAATAAAAAGCACCTAAATCTATGTGAACTTCTTCGTGAGCAAGCAAAACTGTTTCCTCGGCAGTAGTTTCAATCTTGCTTTTGTCAAGAACTACAATTCCGTTTTCGTAAGGAAAAGAAAATGCTTTTGCTTTGTCAGTTTTGAAATAATCAACAGTTATCCCTTTTTGTTCACATTCAAAATAAATATCCTCTAAAGTCATTCAATCATTTCCTTTTTGAGATTTCTTAAATTTGATATAGCTAAGTATATCGTTTTTAAAATCTTCGCTTTCTCCTTCCATTTCTTGATAAGCAGCATACGAAAGTTTATCAAAATTTGCTTTCGGAAGAGGGGAAGAAACCTTTCTTGCAACATCTTCAACTAACTTTTCAATCTGCTCATGCTGTTTCTTTTCTTCTTCGATTTCCTGCTCAGTCATAAGCCTTTCAACAGGAACACCGAGATAATTGGCTATTTTAAGGCGAGTTTGGTATTTAGGTAAAACACCGTTTTTCCAATTGCGTATAGAACCTTTACTCAAACCAACTGCAACCAAAACCGCAGTAACCGTTGTACCGTTCTCTTTACATATTGAATCCAATAAATCAAAGAACACAAAAATGCACCTCTACTTTTGTGCACTTTTCACGAAGTTCACATAAATGCACCTAAATTTCAAAAATGCACTTGCAAAGTACACTTTTATGCACTATAATAAACTTGTCAAGACGATGTGGGGACATTAACTTGACGAAAATAGGTGTGTGAATGTGCACCAACTTTGTAATCTAATTTTTTTAACTGATTAAATTATAAAGGTATAGTGCACATTTGTCAACCTAAATTATCAATAAAAAAGGAGGTAATAAATTGTGGATTTTTACAAAATTGTGTCAGATATATGCGATAAAAGAAATATAACACTTTGTTCGTTACTCTCTCAATTAGAAATGAGCAAAGCTAATATCCGAAACTGGCGTAATGGCGTTATTCCTAAAATTTCAGTAAGACAGAAAATTGCTGAAATTACAGATACACCGGTTGAAAACTTACTGACGAATGAAGAAAAGTCAGTTGTCAACGAAATTCTTAAAAAGAACAGTAGGTAATATCTCACCCACACAATCAATAATACCACAATCACAGTCCCATTAAACGGACTTAGCTGAAAAGAGGTGAAGAAATGAAAAAGGAAGATAGAGATAAGGTTATAAATGCTTTATCAGAATTTGTCGTAAGGGTAGCAAAAGGAGAAGCGACCTCTATAGCAGAAGTTGCTGTTCTGCCTGAGGTCGCCAAGGTTTTGTTAGTCTTTGAGAGCTGAGTTTTGAAGTGTTTCATTTATGCCTTTAAAAAGTTCTGTATAGAATTTAGCCATATGTTTACCACTTATTTTGCAATTGAGTCTTCTCTCATAATTACACCTCACTTTCATTATATAGTGTAATGAATTGCTGTTCATCACTACATATAGTATATCATAGAAAGCTGGTGAAATCAATGCACATCAATGAATTTGCTGAAATATTGCTCAAAAGCAGAAAACAGAAAGGCTTTTCGCAAAGTGAGCTTGCTAAGAAATCGGGCTTTACTAAAAGAGCTATTCAGTATTGGGAGAAAGGAAAGAAGAGCATTTCTCTTGAAAATGCCGACAGGCTCTTAACGGCTTTAGGTGTAGAAATCAAGATAGGTAAAACAGAAAGCAGGTGATAACAATGCAGATAACAGGCACACCCGATGAAATCGCAGAATTTATGAATCTGCTGAAAAGCGATTACAGAGGTGACTGCACAATCGGAAAAGATGTTAATTGAAATAAAGTAGGGAGGTGTTTATATGGACACAGTTCAGATGAACAAAAAAATCAAAGAAATTATGGATAGCAGTGATGTCTATCTGCTCTCGGAAGATGCCGCAAAGGCTATTGGAGTTGCTCCGCAAAACTTGCGTGAACAGGCAAAGGACGAACCCGAAAAATTGGGATTCAATATAATTGTAGTCGGCACATCTATCCGTATTCCGAGAATACCGTTTCTCAATTATATTCTCGGTTCAAACCCGTTGAAAGGAGTGTAACAAATGCGGTTAAGAAATTACCCGACAAAAAGAAAGCTGCTCAAAGATGTTGAAAGCCTCAGAGCAGAGAACAGACATCTCAGCATTGAACTGAGAAACGCAAGAACGGACCTTGCACTCGAAAAAACAGCGTCAAGCGGTTATAGGCACGAAAACCGAGAGCTAAAACGCAAGCTCAAAGCACTTGAAACGCCTGAATCCGAATCCTTCGGTTTTGAATGTGTGGGGGTGGAGAAATGAGCAATAAAAAAAGTGCCTGCGACACTGTGAATGCCACAAGCACAAAGAACAATAAACATAATTCAATTATATCCTCTGCAACAGAAAAAATCAAGTTGTGCAACGAAAAAAATCTTAAAGACCATAAATCTAAAGCAATTCTTGAGCCGGTAAAGAAAATGCTCTGCGAATTTTCGGCGCAGAACGAGGAATTTGCAAGAGCCGTTACGGCTGCAAAAAACCTTGAAAACCTGATTGACGAAGTGGGAAAGAAACTTCCCGCTGCAGTTTCCGACCTTGATGTGTATCAGCAGATTGTCGGTAAGATTTTCCCCGGAGCAAAGGTTACTTTCACAATGCAGATACATATGTCTGAATACGAGCTTGAAGGATCTAATGTCGCAGAGCAGAAAACAGATCCTGTTACTCTTGACCTCGGCAATCTTATAGATTGGTAGGTGTCGGACAGATATGATTAAAAATCCTGAATATCTGCTCGAGAATATTCCTGATATTACAAGTGAAAACGAAGAGCAAATAGTGCCGTATTTTCCACAATATGCCTTTTATGAAAATAAAAGTAAAAGAACCTGCGACTATTTCTGTACAAGCTGTCAAAGCTGGCATATCGGCGAACAGCGCCGATTTTGTCACAATCTGGAATTTGTCTGCGGTCATTGCAAGAAAAGCGTAAAAGCAAAAGCCCTGCACTACGGCAGAAAGAAACTTGAAAGAAGTCGCAAGTTTGGGCTTTGCTTTGCTCAAAACGGCAGACTGTACATCAGATTTGTAACGGTTTATCAGGAATTTTCGGAAGATATTTACAATGAAAATCCTGTCGAAATGATGCCCCGATATACTTTTTCGGATGAATATCTTTATGTATATGAACAGCACGCAATGCAAAGATTTGCATATACCTGGTACGATAAATCATTTCATCCGCTGAAGACAGACGGAATTATTCCTTCTGCTTCACAGGGCTTAGCGTGGTATTGGGGTCCGTCAGAAAAAACCTTGTATTCAGGCTGGGGCTCAACCGTACTTTTAAATCTCGATGCAATAACCGATACGGATCTCAGATATTCGTGTGCGGATGAGCTTTCAAACAGATATACGGTTCAAGGGATTCTCAAATGGCTGAACATATATGTAAGGCACAATAATGCAGAATACCTGATTAAAGGCGGTTTTGAGCATATTGCAGAGCTTTTGATTGACAGCAAACTTTCACTCAATAAAATTCATTGGAAAGAAACCAATCTGCTTAAAATGCTCGGATGTCGTAAGGAGGATATGCACTTTTTCGCAGATTATGATTCAAGTGCAATTGAACTTTACCGCAGTGTGATAAAGGAAGAACCGACTATTCATATGGCAAGCGAGTTCATAAGCAAGCTGTCAAAGCTCGGTACTTATGCTGTAGATGAACTTCACAAAAATAACCTTACATACAGACAGATTCTGAAGTACGGCAAAAACAATCGGAGAGTAATGCTGTGGAAGGATTATCTTGATAACTGCCAAAAACTTCCCGAGGGTATCGAAGAAATAATGCCGGCTCATCTTGAAGAGGCTCACGACAGAACGCTTGAAAAGGTTGCTTTCTATGCAAACAAAGAAGAAACGGAGCAGATTGCAAAAATGGCAAAGACACTTTCTCCGTTGCTGATGAGCACAGACAGCCTTATAATGCTTGCCCCAAAAAGCGGTGAAGAAATAATAGCAGAGGGCAGAATATTACAACATTGCGTCGGCGGATATGTAAGACGGCACGCAAGAGGTGACACGATAATACTTTTCATTCGTCATAAAGATAAACCGAAAATTCCATTTTTTACGATTGAAGTAAATCCCGAAACATTGGAAATAATGCAGTGCCACGGTTACAAAAATGAGCGTGACAGCGGATTTAAAAAGCCGGATGAAATCAAGAAATTTGAAAAGCAATACGCTGAATTTTTGGAGGATATAAAAAATGTCAGAAATAACAGTAAGCGAACAGCATAAGCAGGCAATTGAACTGCATCAGAAGATAATTGTCAGCGCAAACCTTGCACAGCAGAACATATGGGATATGTGCAACGGACTTAAAACAATGCGTGACAACAAGCTGTACAAGGAGCTTGGATATCAGAATTTTGAGGACTACTGCGAGAATGAAGTAGGTATGAAACGCAGAAATGTTTATAACTATATTTCTATTGTAGAAAAAATAAACACTAAAAATGTGCAAACGTTTGCACAAATTAGCAAAAGTAAGTTGATGTTGCTCGCTACCATAAGCGAACCCGAACAGGCTGAAATTGCCGAAAAGCTTGACCTTGAAAACACAACGGTCAAGCAGTTAAAGGCAGAGATTGACAGGCTGAAGGACGAAAAGCAGGAGGCAACCGACAAGAGCATTGACTATTGCAGACAGCTAAATAATGCTAAGAAAGACGCCGACTATTACAAGCAACAGGCAGACACTTCAAAAGAAAGCTATCGCAATATTGAAAATCAGCTTGCAGAGGAAAAAAACAAAAATTTCAAGTTGACGAATAAAGTTCAGGAGCTTGAAAGCCGTCCTATTGAAGTTGCCGTTGCAGAGCCGAGCGACAATGAACGCAGACTCAATGAAACGATTAAGGCTTTGGAAAGGGAGAACATTAAGCATTATGATGAACTCGAAGAAGAGTATCGCAATAACGAAAAAATCGTCAGAAAACAGCTTGAGGATGAAAAACAGGAGGCTCTTCGCAAACAGAAAGAGGAGTATGAAGAAAGGCTGAAAAATGTTCAGACTGCCGACGGTCCATCAGATGACAAGGATGTCTTTAAGGCATACTTTTCAATTGCATATGACAGCTTTATCCGTATGCTCGATTTCGCCAAGCAGTCACAGGACAAGGAATTTTTCAAAGGCAAGGTTGAACATTTAATAACAGCACTTGCCACACAAAACATAAATCTTTAAGGGGGAGCAACAATGAAACTTTATGAGCTTACCGAGATGTACTCGGATTTATTTAATCAGTTTGACGCTATCAACGAATGGGAACCCGATACGAACGCAGACGGAATGCCGATTGATGATGACGGCAATATCATTGCCAATGTGGACGCATACCGCAACAAGATGTTGACAGCGTGGTTCGATACTCTCACGAGTATTGAGGGCGAATTTGACGAGAAAGCCGAGAGCATTGCAATCTACTACAAACAGCTTCTTGCCGAGGCTAAAATGCTTAAAGCCGAAAAGGCGGCAATTGCAAAAAGACAGTCACAAAAAGAAAAACAGGCGGAGAGCCTTAAAACCTATCTGTTTAAGTCAATGCAGGCACTCGGCAGACAGAAGATTGATATGCCGAGAGCGGTTATGTCGCTTAAAAAGAACGCTCCGAGCCTTGTTGTTGATGATGAAATTTCATTTGTTGAGTGGGCGGAGGAACACAATCTTGACCACCTTTTGAAGTACAGTATGCCCGAAGTGAAAAAGAATGATGTCAAGGCTCTCTGCAAAAAGGGCGAAGAAATCCCCTTTGTACATATGGAAGCCAAGCAGTCATTAAGTATTAAGTGAGGTGTTACAGATGATTGATTTTTCAGAGGTAACGAGAGCAAAGTCAAAGGCACGAATTGCCGTAACAGGTCCGTCAGGCAGCGGAAAAACATTGTCAAGTCTGTATCTTGCATATGGCATTACAGGCGACTGGTCAAAGGTTGCTTTGATTGATACAGAACACGAAAGAGGTCGCTTTTACGCAAGCAGGACAGACCTTAATACAGGCAAATTTCTTTATGCCTCAATGACACCGCCATATACACCCGATAAATATATTGAATATGTGAAATCGGCGGCTGATATTGTCGGTTCTGACGGTGCAATTGTTGTTGATAGCTTTTCCCATTGTTGGGATAACGAGGGCGGTGTTCTTGATATAAAATCGCAGATTGCTCAACAGCGTGGCAAGAACGATTATACCGCTTGGGATGAAGCAGGTAAAATTCAGAACAACCTTGTAAATACAATTCTTTCGGTTGATTGCCACACAATTATTACAATGCGTGCCAAAATGGCTTATGCAATGGAAGTAAATGACAGAGGAAAAACCGTGCCTGTAAAAATCGGACTTGCCCCTGTTCAGAGGGAAAACACGGAATATGAATTTGATATGTGTTTTCAGCTTGACCGTACTCACAATGCAAGTCTTTCAAAAGATACGACTTTTCTTGACAGTTGGACGGGCATAATTACTCCCGAACTCGGTAAACAGCTTGGAGAATGGCTCTCAAAGGGTGTTGAACTTCCGAGGTGTTCCGATTGCGGAGATGTAATTATGGCATACGGTAAACGCACCGTTAAACAGATCATTGACGGCACAACAAAAAATTACGGCAGACAGCTCTGTATGCAGTGTGTTGCGAAGCTGATAAAGCAGAAGAAACAGGAAAAGCAGAGAGAGGGTGCAGACAATGCAACTCCGACCGTATCAGAATGACCTTGTTGAACAGGTAAGACAGGCTTGGCGAGATGGTTACAAAGCCCCTTGCATTGTCCTTGGGTGCGGTGGCGGAAAGTCCTGCATTGTCGCAGAAATTGCAAGACGAACAACTTGGAACGGGAAACGGGTGCTGTTCCTTGTTCACAGGAGAGAGCTTGTTGACCAAATATTCAGAACCTTTGTCCGCTGGGGTGTGCTTATGGATTTGTGCCAAATAGGTATGGTGCAGACCTTTACACGAAGATTGAAGAAACTGCCAAAACCCGCACTTATCATCACAGACGAAAATCATCACAGCCTTGCACAAAGCTACAAACGCATTTATGAACATTTTTCGGATGTTCCGAGGGTTGGCGTCACCGCAACACCTGTCCGATTAAACGGTGACGGTTTGGGTGATGTCAACGATAAGCTGATTGTAGGAGTAAGTACCAAGTGGCTCATTGAGCATAACTGCCTTGCCCCGTATGATTACTATGCTCCGAGTGTTGCCGACCTTACAGGACTGCACACAAAAATGGGCGAATATGTCGCCTCCGAGATAGAAAAAGCAATGACTAAAAATACAGTTTTCGGAGATGTAATCAAGTATTACAGACAGCTTGCAGACGGCAAAAAAGCGGTGTGCTATTGTTCAACTGTCAAACACAGTATGGCAACCGCACAGGCATTTTGCGAAGCGGGTATATCAGCAAGGCACATTGACGGAGCAACTCCGAAGGCACAGCGAGAACAGATTATAGCCGATTTCAGAAACGGCAAAATTACAATCCTCTGCAATGTGGATTTGATTTCAGAGGGCTTTGATGTGCCTGACTGCGAATGTACAATTCTGCTCCGACCTACTCACAGCCTTACGCTTTACATTCAGCAGTCAATGCGGTGTATGCGCTATAAGCCAAACAAAAGGGCGGTAATCATTGACCATGTGGGCAACTATGCAAGGCACGGAATGCCTGATGACGACCGAGAATGGACGCTTGAAAAACGCAAAAAGCTGAGTGTTAAAAAAATCGAAAAGGAACAGGAGGAAAAGGTCAGACAATGTCCCGAATGTTTCTTTACATTTTCAGCACCGCCGGCAGGGCAGAAAGCCGTGTGTCCGCATTGCGGTTATGTTTTCCCGACAGCCGAAAGAACCGTTGAAACCGATACCACCGCAAAGCTCATTAAGGTTGAGGGATTCAAGCTTGATTTCAGCACACCCGAAGATTGCCACAGCTATGCGGACTTGCTTGCATACGCAAAAAGCCACGGCTACAAAACAGGCTGGGCATATTTTCAGGCACGAAAGAGAGGTATGATAGCTTGACAGAAGAACACGCAATTCAGAACAAAATCCGTATTGCAATTGCACCGTACTGCGATATTTTCCGTATAAATGTAGGTGCAGGCTTTACAAAGGACGGTAGATATTTCAACACGGGAGTTCCGCCCGGATTTTCAGATTTGTTCGGTGTCAGAAAATCAGACGGCAGGGCGGTCTTTATTGAGGTTAAAACACCAAAAGGCAAACCTACCGAAAAACAGCAGAAATTCATACAGATGATGAAACTCAACGGCGCTGTTGCAGGAGTGTGCAGAAGTGCCGATGAGGCAATAGAGTTAATAACAAAGGAGTAAAATTATGGGATTTAAAGCAAATTGGAGCGAGGCGGCACAGTCTAACTCACTCAAACCCGAGGGCGATTATGAGTGTCTTATCGCTAAGGTTGAGGAGAGAGTAACAAAGAATGGCAAAGAAAATCTGAACATCTCAATGGTAATCAGAAATGATGTTGAGCAGAACTATAAAAACGGATATATATTTGATACATTGTGGAAGAAGAAAGAGCCTACAAACGCAGACTTGCAGGTCAAGGGATACAGCTATGGTCAGATTATGGCACTCGGCAAGGCGGCAGGACTTCCCGATGGCAAGGAGTACGACAGCCTTGAGCAGTTCTGCGGTGAGCTTGTCAATAAGCCGTTGCGTGTAACTATAAAGCACGAAGAATACAACGGAAAAACACAGGAGCGAGTAAGCTGGAGAAATCCTACAAAATATCCGACTGTAAAGCATATTCCAAAGCAGACGACAACCAATACAGCTACAGCCTATGCACAGCCACAGCAGAGTTATGCGTCTGCTCAGCCTGCAAATCAGGGCTTTGTTGATATGCCGATTGATGATGATTTGCCGTTCTGATTTTAAAAAAACTCTTCGGGAATTGCATAAAGCAGTGCAATTTTCACCGTGCTTTTCCTTATATATGGAGGTGAAAAAATGGGCTTTACAAATTTAAACCCAAATAAAAATAAATATTTTGCAGTTCCCGAGGAATTGAAAGGTTACAAAAACTGGGTGTGCTGGCAGTCATATCCAGATCCGAAATCGCACAGCGGAATTTCAAAGAAACCGATAAATCCAAGAACGGGTGGCTTTGCAATGCCGAATAACTCGGACACTTGGTCAGACTTTGAAACAGCAGTCAGAGAATCCGCCAAATATTCGGGTATAGGCTTTATGTTCTCAAATTCACCGTTTTTCGGTGTTGACCTTGACGATATGCCGAATGACATTCAGGACTACCAAAACGGCGGAGCTGACAACATAATCAGCGAGTTTGTGAACACTTTGCAGAGCTACACCGAATTTTCGCAGAGCAAGACAGGCATTCACATAATCTGCAAGGGAACTCTTCCCGAGGGCAGAAGAAAGGCGAAGAATGATTCGGGCGGTTTTGAAATGTACGAAAACGGCAGATTCTTCGTTGTGACAGGTGATTACTGCTCTGCATATGCGTACATAAACGATTGCACCGAAAGCATAAAACCGTTGCATTCAAAATATCTCGGCAAGGCAACAGAGCCACAGCCTAAGCTCCGTAACATTGAGGTCAATCCGAACACCGTTGACGATATTGTCAGAATCGCCTGCAATGCCAAGAACGGAAGTCTTTTCAAGGCTCTGTACAGCGGTGATTTTTCGGCTTACTCGTCACAGAGCGAGGCGGATATGGCTTTTTGCAATATGCTTGCGTTCTGGTGCGGTTGCGATACCGACAAAATGGATTCGATTTTCAGACAATCAGGCTTGATGCGTGACAAGTGGGACAGAAAACAGTCGGGTACAACCTACGGCATTATAACCTTGCAAAAGGCTGTGTCGGGCTGTACGCAGACCTATAACCCAAAACAGCATAACGATTATTCAATTTCAATCGGTGAGGGCAAGGCTGTTCAAGCGGTTGACGAAGAAAAAATGCGTGCCTACACCTTTGACGATATGGGCAATGCCGACAGGTTCGTTGATCTATTCGGAGATAATGTAAGGTATTGTTACACCGAGAAAAAGTGGTATTACTACAATTCTATGAAGTGGTGTGTTGACAATATCGGGGTAGTTTTGCGAATGGCGGATAAAAGCGTTGAGACTATGAAAGCCGAAGCAAGGCTGTACTTGCAAGCTGATGAAGAGAACGGCGGAGATATGTCAAAAGCATTTGAAAAGCATATGAAAGCAAGCCGTTCCAACAAATCCAAAAAAGCAATGCTCAACGAGGTTGAACACCATATCCCCGTACTTCCGGCACAAATGGATAAATACCGTATGGCATTAAACACCCCAAGCGGAATAATCAACCTTAAAAACGGCGAAATGAGGGCACATAATCCCGAATATTATTTTACAAAGATTACTTCGGTTGACTGTTCTCAAACAGCAGAGTGCCCCCGTTGGCTTGCATTCCTTGACGATATTTTTGCAGGCGATAAGGAGCTTATTCGCTACATTCAAAAGGCGGTCGGTTACAGCCTGACAGGCTCAACAGCCGAGCAATGCGCATTCTTCCTTTACGGCACGGGACGAAACGGCAAGAGTACATTCATCGATGTTATCCGTGATGTATTCGGCGATTATGCCGCAAACATTCAGCCTGAAACAATTATGGTAAGAAATTCTCAGAGCAGTGCCATAAACAGCGACATTGCACGGTTAAAGGGTGCAAGGCTTGTCACCTCGGTTGAGCCGAACGAGGGCGTGCGAATTAATGAGGGACTTCTCAAACAGCTTACGGGTGACGATACCGTAACGGCAAGAAAGCTGTACAGCGAGGAATTTGAGTTCAAGCCCGAGTTTAAGCTGTGGATGGCGACAAACCATAAACCGATTATCAGAGGCACCGACACGGGCATATGGCGAAGAATACATATGATACCGTTCAATGTTCAGATTCCCGAGGATAAGGTTGATAAGAACCTTACGCATAAGCTCAAAGCCGAAATGACCGCAATTTTCAAATGGTGTATCGACGGCTGTATTCTGTGGCAGAGAGAGGGTTTGAAAATGCCGTCTGCCGTTCTTCAAAGCGTGAGAGAGTACAAGCGTGAAATGGATGTTATTTCCGCCTTTATCGAGGACAGATGTGTGTTAGAGGGTTCGGTTCAGGCAAGCACGCTCTATGCTGCCTATACAAGCTGGGCAGGGGATAACAACGAATATTGTATGTCAAATACCAAATTCAGCACCGAGCTTGCCAAACGATTTGAAAAGGTAAGAGGCAAAAACTATAACTTTTTCAACGGCATTTCACTTTTTAAAGATTGTTGAGGTGGAGGGTGGTGGAGGGTTTGACGGTTTTTCTAACCTTTCGTATAAGAAAAATAAACTAATATTATATATATAGAAAGGGTTCTTTAAAATAGCCCCAAACCCTCCACTACCCTCCGAAAGAGGTAATATGAAAAAATATGATTTTAAAAATCCACAGGTGTTTGAACAGCTTGAGGATAAAGCAATTGACGGTCAGCTTGATTACTCAGCCTTTCCTCCGCCCGAATATAAATACTTTTCAAGGCTTGCAAAGGTTGGCTACAACAACCGTCATAAAGGCTGGGACATAAACATCTGCCTTGAATGGCAGGACAAGCTCAGAACGGAGTATAAGCGTGACAGAAACGATGCAGACGAATACCGCCTGCTCTCACAAAGAATTATGGATAATGTAAAGAAAAGCGCCGACTTCGTCCGTAAGATGTATCAGTCCCAAACCAACGAGCAAACCGTAATCAATGCCCTCCAAGCCTTAGAATGCCTAACCAACGAAAACGGCTTAACCAAAAGAATAACCGAAAAATTAAAGGAGAGTGATAGAAATGAAACTCAGACAGGAAATCAATAACACCCGTGATATGATTGACGGTGAACTCAATCGCATTATGGTCACAGATGATATAGAAGAGATAAGAGGGTTGACATATTATTTATTCTGCAACATAAATGACCTTATCCGCAAGAACCAACAAAGAATTGCCAAATCGTTGAGAGGTGAAGAAAATGATTGATTGTTCAAAAACAGAGAATTATTTCGCTGAAAAGCTGAGGATGACGAAAAGAACAAGAAAAGGGTTATGTAAAATTGATTGTTCCGTGTGTCCTTTATGCAGTGAAAATAACGGGACATCCGGTCTTGTTTCGTGTACCACTTTTGAAATGCTTAACCCTGAAAAAGCAATCGAAATCGTTCAGAAGTGGAGCAACGAGCACCGGCGAAAGACATTTCTTACGGAGTTCTTGAAGAATTATCCGAACGCTCCGCTTGACGATGACGGAACACCTAAAGGTGTATGTCCACGTGCATTAGGACTGATGGACATAGATGATTGTGACGATAACTGTATTAAATGTTGGAATCAGCCTATTGAGGGCGGTGAAAAGTGATGATTGAAAAAGAATTAAAAATCCGTGATTTTTGCGGTGATTATGCTTTGGATATACCGTTCGCAGACGGTAGTGTAAACACGATATACTTTAATTCAAAACGAAATGCCGAAACAGTTAAGCATATTATCGAAGTTGACGGTAGTAAACCCAATCATGCTACGGTGTGTGAAATGGAAGAAATCAGGCACGGAAAGTGGGAATACGACAGCGGGGATGTCGGTTATGCAAATTATTTATGTTCTGAGTGTAAAAATTTTCTCACTTTTCACGAGGACATTGATTTGTATCCATATTGCCCTTATTGCGGTGCAAAAATGGATAAGGAGGAAAACAATGCCTGAACTGAGAATCAAGCCTTGTCCGTTTTGCGGAAGCGAGGTAACACTTGAAAACATCAATCCGAAAGACGCTGACGAGGAGATGTATATGTTTGAGTGTACTAACGCTAATTGTGCCGCGGCTACCTGCTTTGGCGATTATAGCACCGACAGAGCAACAGCAATCCGAAATTGGAACAAGCGTGTAACGAAGCAAACTACATATATCAGCAATGCCGGCACAGTTAATATTGATATGAGGTGATAGATTGACAGCGAGAGAGATTAAGGACATCAACCGAGAGATTTCACGGCTCAGAGCGAAAATGGCACGGATTCAGGCTGAGGCGGACAACACGGCGGTGACGCTGGGTGAACGAATTGTTCCGTCAGGTCAGATATCTGACAGGGTGGGCAATGCGGTGGTGCAGATTGCCGATATTCAGCGTGATATTCAGAACCTTGAAATCCGCAGAAACTCGGCACTGAACAGCCTCTCACGGGACGATTTTGTGGAAAACTGCCTGTTTATGCACCTCGGCTTAAAATACAGCTGGGCAAAGATTGCAGTCGATACAGGCGGAATCAATACCCCCGACAACATAAGAATTATGTGCAACCGCCACCATTGGTAAAAGTTGTTCGGTTTTTCGGTTTCAGGGTGATATAATGTAAACTGAAGAAAGCAACAACAAGAGACATATAAAACTCTCCTAATAATAACGATTACATAGGCTGTTTTCGTATGGATACAGTCTTGTAATCGTTATTGTGCATAAAAAATGTCACTATATTTGAGCAATGTTACAAATTGTACAAATAACGTTGAAAACAGTTGTATTATTATGTATAATATGTAACTGAGGTGATATTATATGTCGAAAAAAGTAGAATTTTTTGTGTTGACTTTTGCTCCAAAAGATAAAAATGATGAAAATATTTATAGTGGAAATTTCAAAAACTTTTTCGAAAAAATAGAAGAAATTTTTGCTATGGCAGATAAGTCAAAAATATTGTACCGAGATATTGGTGGTAAAAAGATTACAATTTCACGATTTTTGAGAAACGACAGCAATTATTTTCTTATACCATTTGGTAAACTAAAAGAGGGTAAAACCTATACACAAAAAGATGATATATTCACGGAATTAAACACGGAACTGTTTGAAGTGTCTTCCATGGTCTTCAACATAACGAATAATGTTGCCATAATAACTAAGAATAAAATGGGACCTAACTTTACATTGATTGAAGAATATCTAAACAGTTTTATACCTGCTGATTTCGATTATGAAATCAAAATTATACCTTTATTTGAAGATAATGGTTTAAGTAAATTAAAGAATGCAAAGTACGTAAAAAGTATTATCATAGAATTACGCATTAGCGATGCAGTTAAGTCTCTGTATGCAAATAGATTCAGATCACAAAAAGGACATATAAATTCTTTTATAGCATATTCTGCTAATGATATTAAATCGGAAAGCATTAAACTAGAACTTGGATTTAATTATGCAAAAAAGAAGGATTCTCTTGATATTGATTGTGTTTATCAATTGATTGAAGATTTGAAGTTAAATCCAGATATAATCAAACAAATCAGATTAAAATATGTAACGCCTCAAGGTGATAATGACTTTGCCGAACTTAAAGATAGTAATATTATAGTTAGCCACACTTTTGGTATTCGAGACAATTTTTTGCCTTCTGAATATCTTTTAAATAGCTGTAATGAAGCTTTTGAAGGTAAGGTTAATAAGTATAGAAAACAGAGAATTTCCATACAAGCTGCTGAAATATCAATGCCCACTGAATTAAGAGAACTGCGTTTGGATTGGAATCCGGAGGAATATTATGACAATTAGTGGTAGTATGAAATCGTAGGAGGTGAAATATATGAATAAGATTAAATCATCATTAAGCGATTTTAAAATAGAATTCTTTATATTATTGATATCCATTGCTTTCTTTATTGTGGGGGTAATAATTTATAATAATAGTTTTGTTGATATAAAAATTACTCTTGATAATTTAGCAGTTAAAATCTTTCCTAATGACAGGTTAAATATGATAGCGACTATACTTACTATTACCACTGGTTTTTATTTAACAATCGCAACGGTAGTGTCTGTATCGGTTATAAATGTCAGTAGGGCAATACTTGAATCGCAGTCAGATAAGCCTATTATAACGCTAATAATGTTAGGTATTATAGAAAACATTGTTTGCATTATTCTTTGTACCTGGCTAATTGGTGACGATAAAATTAAAAATATATTTGTTTCTTTTTGGCTTTCTATTGTAATATTGATGTCTTTGGTTACATTTGCAAAATTCATTAACTTTGTTCGTCATTTGTTAATCGAAAATATGAAACAAATGCAGAAGGATTTTCAAGTTGAAGATGAAAAAGAAAATGAATTGTTTTCACTTTTAGAAAACATAGAAAAAAATACTAGAGTTAAATAAAATTGTTATTTACAGACCGCTCTCGTTTGAGGGCGGTTTTGTGTTGTGAGGGAAAAATCAGATAAAAGAGGTGAGGTGATTGCCCAATGAGAAAAATTTAATACCGTTTACATCTGACCAAAGCCGTGATGAAGCCGTGAAAAACGGAGCAAAGGGCGGCAAGGCTTCGGGCAAGTCACGCCGCCGTAAAAAGAGTATGAAACAGGTTATGGATATGTTACTTTCCTTGCCTGCGAACACTCCTGCCGACTGGGAAATGCTTATTGATATGGGAATTAATGTTGATGAGATTGACGAAGATTTGGTCAATAATTTGCTCGTTGTAAATGCGGCACTTCTCAAAAAGGCTAAAACAGGTGATGTTAATTCCATTAAAGAATTAAGAAATATTATTCGTGACAATGTTTTTGAAAATCATAAAATCAAGCTCGACAATGCCTATCTCGACATTGAACGCAAAAAGGCTGAACCGCCAAAGAGTGACGGTTCGGAGTACAAAGGAATACCGGCTAATATGGTTGCACCGTCGTTTTCGTCGGTGCTTTTTGATATTGAGGGTAAAGAACATTCGGAATATGTTTTCCCCGGCGGAAGAGGTTCAACAAAATCGTCTTTCGTCAGTCTGAATGTTATTGATTTGCTTATGAAGAACGAGGATATGCACGCCTGTATTTTTCGTCAGGTAGCCGACACTCTGCGCAGTTCGGTGTATCAGCAGATTTTGTGGTCAATCTCTGCTCTCGGTCTTGAAAGCGAGTTTAACTGCACCGTGTCACCTCTCGAAATCACGAGGGTAAGCACAGGGCAGAAAATATACTTCCGTGGAGCAGATGATCCGGGCAAGATTAAATCAATCAAAGTACCGTTCGGCTATATCGGCGTTGTGTGGTTTGAAGAACTTGACCAGTTCACGGGCGAGGAAGCTGTCAGAAAGATTGAACAGTCGGTGATTCGTGGCGGTGACACGGCTTTTAAATTTAAATCGTTCAACCCTCCGAAATCTGCACAGAACTGGGCAAACAAGTATGTTAAAATTCCCCGTCAAGACAGGCTCGTTATTGAGAGTACATACCTTACAGTACCGTCAAAATGGCTCGGAAAGCCGTTTATAGATGACGCAGAGTTCCTGAAAGAAACAAACCCTACCGCCTATGAAAACGAGTATATGGGCATTGCTAACGGCACAGGCGGCAATGTATTTGATAATGTTGTTATTCGTGAGGTCACAGATGACGAAATTCAGACCTTTGACAGATTTTACAGAGGAGTTGACTGGGGCTGGTATCCTGATCCGTTTGCCTATGATTGTATGACTTATATTCCAAGTCAACACAAGCTCATTATTTTTGACGAGGAACATTGTAACAAAAAAAGTAACATGGAAACAGCCGAATTGCTCAGAACTAAGCACGGAGTTACAAGTAATGATTTGATTACCTGCGACAATGCAGAACAGAAGTCAGTCGGTGATTACAGGGCTGACGGTTTAATGGCTCGTTCGGCAGAAAAAGGACCCGGTTCGGTTGTTTACTCAATGAAGTGGTTGCAGTCTTTACGGGAGATTGTGATTGATAACACACGCTGTCCGCATACTGCACAGGAGTTTCTCGACTATGAATACGAGCGTGATAAGGACGGCAATGTTATCAGCGGTTATCCCGACAGAGACAACCACCATATTGACGCTGTCAGATATGCAATGAACAGAGTATGGAAACGCAGAGGTGAATAATGGGACTTATAGATTTTTTGAAAGGAGTGTGGAGGCGAATGTTTCCGCTTGAAAATATTCAGCAGGCGCTTAATTTACGGCTTGCGATTACGGCAGAAATGCAAAAGGCTATCGGCGTATGGCAAAACTGCTATGTCGGCAAAGCTCCGTGGCTTGATGAAAATGTCATCAGTTTGAGGCTTGAGCAGTCAATCACAAGGGAGTTTGCTAACGTTACGCTTAACGAAATGACGGTGAACATCTCAAATGAAACGCTGTCAAAATTGTTTGAAACTGCAACCGAGGAGCTTAATTCGGAGTTACAGTCAGGTCTTGCAACAGGCGCAATGGTTATCAAGCCTTTGGGCGGTGACAGGGTGCAATATATCTCGGCAAATGCTTTTGTGCCGATTGAGTTTGACGCAAAGCACAGGCTTGTAAAGGTCATCTTCCCCGAATTTAAGAAAATCGGTGACAACTACTACACAAGGCTTGAATATCACAGCCTTGATAAGGACAAGGGCTTGACTGTTACTAACACGGCTTACCGTTCGTCATCATCCGAGGTTCTCGGTACTGAAATTCCACTCGCTATCATTGACGAGTGGGCAGACTTACCGCCTGCGGTCACATACCCCGATATGAAAAGACCTGCGTTCGGTTATTTCAGAGTGCCGATTAAAAACACGGTTGACGGCTCATCATGCGGTATGTCGATTTTTGACAGCGGACTTGAAATCATTCAGAAAGCCGATATGCAGTTCGGACGGCTTGACTGGGAATTTGAAAGCGGAGAGCGTGCGATTCATGTTGATTCTGCCGCGTTTAAGGACGGCAAAGCCGACAGACTTAACAGGCGTTTGTACCGTGCCGTTGATGTGAATTTGGGCGACGAAGAACTGTTCAAGGACTTTTCGCCTGCGTTCCGACAGTCCGACATTACGGACGGCTTGAATACATATCTGCGTATGATTGAATTTGCGGTCGGTCTTGCGTACGGTGACCTTTCAAACCCTGAAACAGTCGCAAAGACTGCTACGGAAGTTTTGTCAGCCAAAATCCGAAAATATAACACAGTGTCCGCAATTCAGAAGCAACTCCGCTATTGTCTTGACGATTTGGTGTATGCTCTTGCCTTTTACAATTCGTTGACAACAAGTGGTTATTCGTTTGTATGCGACTTCAAGGACAGTATTCTGACCGATGAAGAAACCGAACGCAAGCAGGATATTCAGGACTTAAACCTCGGCATCCTTCAAGCATGGGAATACAGAATGAAATGGTATGGAGAGGACGAAAAGACAGCGAAAAAGAATCTTCCGCAGTCCTCTGAGGTTATCGAATAATGTTCACTCCGACTGAAATTGAGGCTTTGCCCTCGGCTATGGAACAGTTGTACCGCAGTTTACAGTTAAATATTATGTCCGACCTTACGGAGCGTTTAAAAGCTAACGGTGAGGAGATAACCTCTGCCACCGATTGGCAGATTAACAGGCTTTATGAATTGGGCGTGAGCAAGGACGAAATAGACAGCCTTATTCAAAGCACGCTCGATGTGTCTGACGATGAAATCGACAGAATCTATGACGAAGTCGTGAAATCTGGATATGCAAGAAATGAGGAGCTTTATACAGGCAAGGGCAAAGAGTATATTCCTTATGCAGAAAATAAACAGTTGCAACAACTTGTAAAGGCGGTCAAAAATCAGACAAAATCGGAGTACAGGAACATTACAGGCTCACTCGGATTTGCCGTGAGAAATGACGACAATACGCTGTCATTTACTCCGCTTGCGGACTTTTACCAACGCACTCTTGACAACGGACTTATGCAGATTGCAAGCGGTGCGGTTGATTATAACACAGTCCTCAAAAAAGCGGTTAAAGCTATGACCGACAGCGGATTGCGTACCGTCGATTATGCAAGCGGTTGGAGCAATCGTGTTGATGTGGCGGCACGCAGGGCGTTGATGACAGGCTTTAATCAGGTTGTCGCAAAGGTCAACGAGGACAACGCCGAACAGCTCGGCACGGAATATTTCGAGGTCAGCTATCACCGTGGTGCAAGACCGACACATCAGGTGTGGCAGGGCAGAGTGTACAGCAAGAAGGAGCTTGAAACAGTCTGTGGTCTTGGTACAGTAACGGGTCTTTGCGGTGCGAATTGCTATCACAGCTATTCGCCGTTTATCAAGGGTGTTGACAAGCCGACATACAGTGATGAAGAACTTGACCGTATGAACGAGGAAGAGAACACGCCGAAAGAGTATAACGGCAGACAGTACACGGCATATGAAGCACAGCAGAGGCAAAGACAGCTTGAAACTGCAATGCGTGCCGACCGACAGAAGATTGAACTGCTCACACAGGGCGGTGCAGACTATGATACAATCACAGGCGAAAAGGTCAGATATTTTCAAAGGCAGGACGAATATGTAAAGTTTTCCAAAGCAATGAACCTTCCTCAGCAATGGGAAAGAATAACCGTAAACGGCAAAAATGCTTTAGGCTCAAAACTCCCGAAAAAAGCAGAGAGTGTTAATAAAATCACCGCTGAATCTGTTGCAAAATCGGGTAAAAGTGGTATAATAAAAGAGAAAAGTAAAAAGCCTATTACTCCGATAACCGATAAAGCTATCAGTCGTATTCCTAAAGTTGATATTGAAGGTTATACAGAAGAGCAGTGTTTGGAAATTCAAAAACAACACAAGGAGCTTTTGAAATTTTCAAAAGAACAAAATGAAAATAAAGAAGTTGCCTTCGTGTTAAAAAATGATGTGTCCAAAATGATTACAGAGCCTATTAAAGGAACTGATGAAAAAATAGATTTTGGATCAGCACTTCAAGGCAAAGATTTATTTGTTATGCACAATCACCCGAGAAACAGCAGTTATTCTTTAAATGATATTATCGAATTTATTAAGAATGATAGTATAAAAACATTTACTATTGTGAAAAACGATGGCAACATTGAAGTATTAACAAAGTTGAAAGGATACGACAGACTATCACTTTTAACAGAGTTACAACGAATGGGAAAAAAGAGGATAAAAACAGGTTCTGATAGTGAATACAGAAAGGTTATTGATAAATTTTTAAGTAAACATCAAGAAGGAGGTTTATTTGAATGGAAGAAATAAACAAATCTGTTTTAGATGGTTCTAACGAAGAAGCTTCAAAACGTCTTGACGAAATAATTAAAGAACTTGAAAAACAAAGAAACAAAAGCTAACCGCTCCGTAAAAAGGGCGGTTTTGTTGTTTAACTTGCCGAGAATATGTTC